TCAGGTCGCCGTGGCCCACCGTGGCTGCAACTCCAGGCATGGGGCCCGGATGGGCAACGCGATGCGCGCGGCCGGAGTGCACTCCAAGGCCCCCGAGAAGCCCAGGTCCTCCCGGCCGGCGCTGCAGATCGTGGTCGCCCCCGAGGAGGAGGACTACGACGGCGGACCGCTGGTCGCGGTCGGCGGCAGCATCCCCCAGCAGTTCCTCGACTGCCCGTGGCTGTCGGGGCTCCTGCCGGTCCCCGAGGACGCGACGTGGCCGCGCCTGATGAGCGACCCCCACCCGGAGGCGGTCGGGACGCTGGGCTGGGCGGTGATCAAGCGCATGGAGGCCCGCCGCGAGGCCGACATGCTCACCCCGAAGAAGGCCAAGAAGCTGCGCTGGTGGCAGAAGCTGGTGATCGTCCGGCTCTACGAGTACAAGATCGTGGACGGGCAGATCGTGCTCTGCTGGGAGGAGGCGTTCCTCTCGACGTCGCGGCAGGTCGGCAAGTCCGTGCTGATGCGCGAGGTCGCGCTCGACCGGATCACGCAGTGGGAGCACTTCGGCGAGGCGCAACTCGTCCTGCACGTCGCCAAGGACCTCACGATCGCCGACGAGATCCAGCGGCCGGCCCGCCAGTGGGCCGAGATGGTCGGCGACCCGTGGCACCCAGTCGGCAACAACGGCAAGTGGGCGGTGGAGTTCCAGGGGATGCTCGGCCGCTGGCTGATCCGGGCCCAGAAGGCCGTCTACGGCTACAGCGCCACGGTGGCGATGATCGACGAGGGCTGGGCCATCGACGAGGACACGATCTCCGAGGGCATCGAGCCGACGATGGCCGAGCGTGAGCAGCCGCAGATGCTGCTGATCAGCACCGCCCACTCCGAGTGCTCGACCCTGATGCCGACCCGCAGGGCCGAGGCGCTGGCCGGGCTGGGGGCCGGCGAGAAGCTGATGCTGGAGTGGAGCGCCCCGGAGGTCGCGCTTACCGACCCGACGCGCGCCGCCTACGTGCGGATGGCCTCCCCGTTCTGGAGCGAGCACCGCAAGCGCTTCGTGATGGGCAAGATCCTGCGCGAGGGTGCGGCCGAACAGTGGCTGAACATCTGGCCCAACATCGGCGGGAACGTCGAGACGATGGTGTCGGCCGAGCACTGGGAATCCCTGCGGGTGCCTGACCTGTCCATGCCGAAGGGCTCGGGTACCGGCCGCACGGTGGTCATGTACCCGGACCTGACCCAGTCCTACTGGCACGTCATCGAGGCGGCCACAGGGGAGGGCGAGGTCGCCAATGTCCGAATGATTGGGACATTGCCCAGCATCAAGGAGGCCCTGACCGTGGTCGGGGAGACTGCCAAGGGCGGGTCGGTGGAGCTGATCGTCCCCCGCGTGATCCGGGGCCGAATCCCAAAGATGCCCGGCGTGCGCGCCACGATCCTGGCCGGCGAGTCCGACTTGAGCGCGGCTGCGACCACTGTTCGCCCTATGCTGCTCTCGGGACGAGTCCGTCACGACGGGTCCGCCCTGCTCACCGAGCAGATGGTCGGCTCGGTGGTCGAGACATACGGGGAGACGATTCGGATCTCCGCGAAGAAGTCACCGGGCCCGGTGGAGGCAGCGAAGGCGGCAGTCCTCGGGGCGTGGTGGTGTAGCCGACTGGATCGGCCGAGGGCGGTGGTGGTGTGAGTCTGGTCCTGCAGGTGATCGGGGCGCTGATCGTCGCGGGTGGACTGGCGCTGCTCGCCCCCTGGCTCGGAGTCGTGGCCCTCGGGCTGTTCGTCATCGTCGCGGGCGTGATCGCCGAAGTGGAGGAGCAGCATGGGTCTGCTGAGTCTGACTAGCCGTGGCTTCCCCGGGACCAGCAACATCGAGATGGGCTCGGACTCCTCGTACTCCCCGATGTACGGCTTCTGGCCCGGCGTCCTGAACGATGCAGCCGAGGTCCCCTACGTGTCGCAGGACATCGCCGAGGGGCTGCCCGGCGTCGGGCGTGGCGTGGAGCTGATCGCCGGGGTCATCGCCCAGCTCCAGCCGATGCTGTTCCGCAACGAGGTCGACGTCGAGGTCCCGACCGAGCGCCTGCCGACCCCGCCGCTGCTGCTCGACCCGGACCCGACATGGCACGGCCTTCCGTCGTGGCTGTCGGCCATGGTGTCGGCCATGGCATGGCATGGCAACGGGTTCGCCTACAAGGGCCCGGAGGTGTGCGACTCGCGTGGCTATCCGACCCGGCTGCCGCTGATCGACCCGCACGTCGTCGGCTGGGACACCGACCACTACACGCTGACCAGCGCGGACACGGCCGGCCAGCAGGAGATCGAGCCCGACGACATGTTCCACGCCCCGGTCCTGCCTCGCGCCGGCTACCGGATGGGCCGGGGGATCCTCGGGCGCTTCCAGTCGACGCTGAAGCTGATGGTGGTCACCGAGCAGGCGCAGTACGTGATCATGAAGGACGGCAAGCCGATGGGCATCCTGTCCCTCGGCATCGACGTCACCCCGCAGGAGGCCAGCGAGTACAAGCAGGGCTTCATCAACGCGGTCAAGGAGTCCGGGGTCGCCGCGATGGGCAACGCCGACTTCAAGGCGGTGCAGTGGAACGCCTCGGACCTGTCGATGATCCCGACCAGGGAGTTCAACCTGCGGCTGGCCTCGGACATCACGGGCGTCCCGCCCTACCTGCTCGGGGTGCCCAGCGAGTCCCGTGTGTACGCCAACATGGAGACCGAGTGGGCCAACTTCATCCGCGTGACCCTCGGGCGCTACCTGTCCCCGCTGGAGTCGACGTGGAGCAAGTGCTTCCCCCGCGACAAGTCCGTCCACTTCAGCACCGACCAGCTCCTGCGCGCCGACGCCGCTGCCCGCTGGGCGATGTACGAGGCGGCCGACCGGATCGGTGCGGTCACCCGTGACGAGATCCGGGCCATGGAGCGCTGGGAGCCGCTCACCCCGGAGCAGAAGGCCGAGATCTCTGCCAGCAAGGCAACCGTCTCCGTCACGGCAGACCCGAAGGGGGTCGATGATGCCTCGCAAGAAGGCGACACCGCAGCCTGAGCCGGTGCGCTGCCGCTGCGCCCGCAACGTCCGCTGCGCCCACAGGACCCCCGCACCGCCCCCGGCACCCGCCGTGGAGGACACACCGAGCCAGGAGGGCAACGATGCCGACGCTGACTAGGCGCTACACCGAGCTGGCCGTGCCGGTCAGCACCTCCCCGGAGGGGATCATCACCGGGACCGCCGCGCGCTACGACTTCAAGGTCCAGCGCGCTCCCCGCCTGTTCGAGGGTATCCGGGCGGGGGCGTTCGCCGCGCAGGTCAAGGCCCCCAACCGGGTCATGGTCCTGTGGCAGCACGACCGCAACGAGCCGATCGGCCGGGCCACGTCGCTCAAGGACGTCGACGGCCGCCTGGACTTCGAGGCCCGGATCACCAGCTCTCCCGACGTCCCGACCGCGCGCAAGGCGATGGCCCTGCTCGCCGACGAGGTCATCGAGGAGGTCAGCGTCGGGTTCGACTGGGGCAAGTGGACCGTCGAGGAGGACGAAGAGGGCACCACGTACTGGCATGACCGTGCCGTGCTGCGCGAGTTCTCGGTCGTGACTTTCGGCGCGATGGGCGAGGAGGCGACCGTCAAGAGCGTGGCCTCCGAGACCGACCGCCTGCTCGCTGCGCAGTACCGGGCACGACTTGCGCGGCTTCGCGCCTGACCCGGTGCTACGCTCGTCGCGAGCCAACCGCCCCGAGCGCTCGGCAACCCGGCCCCCGCTGGCCGGCCTCCCGAAGGCGCAGCACTGGACGGCACCCTCTTCCGTAGTGCCAACACCTACGTCTGAGGAGACGAACCATGAGCAAGGCCCTGATCATGAGGCTCCGCGCCGAGCGTGACGCCGCTCGCGCCAGCGCGGACACCATCCTGTCCAAGCTGGAGGCCGGCACCGAGCTCTCCGACAGCGAGAAGACCAACCTCGAGACGCTCACTGGCGAGGCGACCAGCCTGGATGCCCGCATCGCTGAGCTGACCGAGATGGAGACCAAGCGCATCGAGGCCCTGAACCTCGACGCCAAGTTCGACGGCCTGACCATCGAGCGCGCCCAGTTCCAGGTCAACGAGCACAAGCCCGTCGACCTCGGCTCGCAGTTCACCGAGTCCGACGCGTTCAAGAAGTTCGCCGAGGCCCCGGCCGGCAACTCCTCGCGCCTGACCGTCGAGATGCCGATCCTCGGTGGGTCCGAGTTCGCCACCACCGGTGCCGCCGTGGTCGGGTCGATCGCCCCGAAGAACCGCGCCCGCGACGTCATGCAGGGCGTCCAGCAGAACAGCCTGCTGGAGGTCATGGGCTACGAGCCCGTGTCCAGCAACTCGATCGAGTGGCTCGAGTACCCCTACGACCCGACCGGCACGGTCACGGCCGAGAACGTCGCCAAGACCGAGAGCCTCTACCAGCCCGTCCTGAAGACCGGGTCGCTGGAGAAGATCGCGCACCACACCCCGTTCACCCGCGAGATCATGGAGGACATCCCGCGCTTCCAGTCGATCCTCAACGGCGCGCTCCTGCGCGGTGTGCGGCGCAAGGCTGAGACTCAGGCCGCTGCGGCCCTGGTCGCTGCCACCCTGCCGGCCAACGCTGACGGCACCACCCAGACTGAGGCCATCCGCCTCGGTATGGCTGAGGTCGAGGCCGAGGGCTTCTGGCCCAGCGTCTGCGTCATGAACCCGTTCGACGCGGTGAAGGTCGACTTCGAGATGCTGGCCGCGACCGTCGACGGGGCCACCCGCCGCAACGGCGCGTGGGGCCTGCGGATCGTGACCGCCACCTCCGTGACGGCCGGGACCGCCTACGTCGGCGACTTCGTCGAGGCGATGACGCTGTTCGATCGCGGCAACCTCGCGGTCTACATGACCGACAGCCATGGCACGGAGTTCGTGGACAACGTCATGCGGGTGCTGGCCGAGGCCCGGATGAAGGCGATCGTCGTGCAGCCGAAGGCGCTGTGCGAGGTCACCTTCACCCCGACCCCCTGACGGTAACCCCGGCGATTGAGGCTCCTGCCCCGACGTCGCCCCCCAGGAAGCGGGCGGCGTCGGGTCGGGGCCGGGGTGCCGCGAAGCCCAAGGAGCAGTGATGGCGAACCCGCTGATCACGCCGGCCGAGCTGGCCGCGCTCCTCGACTGGCCGGACACGGCTGACACGACCGAGCTCGAGCAGGTGTGCGACTCCGCTGACACGGTGGTCCGTCGCTACCTCGACCCGAACAAGGGGCCGCACGACAGCCACCCGGCTGACCGTGAGGCCGCTGGCGCGGTGGCCGTGCAGATCTACACGACCCGGAAGGCTCCGGGCGGGCAGATGCAGTCGGTGGACTTCCAGCCGGTCATGACGCCGAACCTGCTCGGTCCTGGCCTGATGGCTCGCGTCATGGGCCTGCTGGGTCCGTGCCGCCAGTACGGCGGGCTGGTGGTCTCCTGATGGCCAC